TATGTGGCCCCAGAGGATGACGGTGTTTATTCCACCATGGTACGTCCGACGTTGCTTGTTGTTTGAATTTTTCTACTTCTGCCATCAGCTCTTTATATTCCTTGCGTTTCTTTTCTACTTCTGCCGTCAGCTCTTTATATTCCTTGCGTTTCTTTTCCGCAAGTGCCATAGCATGTTCAAAGTCATCGCGTACTGTATTCGCAGATTCTTTGATCGTCTGTAGATATTTCTCCCCCGCAGCATCATAAATCTTACGATCCTTACGAAGGCGGTCAAGGATACATTTAGCGAAACATTTTTCTACATCATCAGTAGCTCGGGAGGGCGGCGTCTGTGCTGCGCTAGCAGATGGCGAATCTGCCGATGTGCTACCTTCAGTATGAGGAAGTTTCTCATTTCTCCCTTTCGTACGCGGTGACTCCTTGCCTGCCGCTACTGATGCGTATTCTTTTTTTGAAGAAGCCGGTACCGGTACTGATCCTAATGGCGGAAAATTCTTAGAAGCTGGTACCACTTGCGCAGCAGGACGCCTCGTAGAGGCGTTTGCCGATTGCGCAGTATGACGCTTAGTAGGATTCAACCAACCCGCCTCAGCTACTGGAGCTGGCAGAGCTGGAGGCTTCTCAGGTGGTTTAGTCGGAAACGTCTTCCCTTTCAAATTTCCGTGGTAGGTGTAAAGCAGATAGTGAGTACCATTCCGGATAGCTTTATCTGCTTGCTTTTCTGTCATATTGTGAGTATCTTTATTATGACACTGATTACCCCAAGGACACACACGGTCTCCCCTCGCATGGATGTACGGACATAATTCTTCATTCCAAATCTTGTCCTCACCAGGTACGAAAACGCAATTTTGATACTGCGTATTATGATTGATTTTGAAGATAGTATTATCAAAATCACATACCCTACCACATCTGCGGTTACAATTATTATACCTCATTTGATATGAGCATATTTGCTCCGTTTTTTTAAGTTCGGGATTCAACCACTTTAGCATGTCTATATTTTACTTTTTTACTACGATACTTCCCTTACAGAGAAGAATGAATAAATAGAGAAAACTGTAGCTTTATAATCGTTGGTTAATTACATTAACATTAATTCAGTTTTTTTATAAAAAAACTGAATTTCATATTAATTAACAATACATAGATTATGTACTCTCCATATACGAATGCTCCTCCTATACATAGAAAGGCTGGTATAATCGCAATATCATCCTCTAAATGTGAAGTGTTACTTATTCAAGATAAAAGAATCTACAATAGCCCATCCCGAGGGAATGGATGGGGACTCCCAAAAGGTAAAAGAGATGGTTATGAAACTCCAGCAGAAACAGCAAAACGTGAGTTCAGAGAGGAAACCTCTTTAGATATAGAATTAGACAAATCAATACCTGATTTTATACACTCATATATTAGTAACGGAATTGTACCTAAAGATATCAGAATTCACTATTTTATACATCAATTAGATTGTAACTTTAAATGTCCGAATATAGATACAGAAGAAATAAAACAGATAAAACTCGTTAATATAAATGAATTAGAACAATATTTAAACGAGCATAATGGTACTAATATTATTAAATTTATAAGAGAAATGACAGTAGATTATATAGATCCATTAACTTAAAAAAATATATTTTACATATTTTTTATCTAATTCATATACAAAATGATCACTATGTGTTTGATGATATTATTGGCAATATCTGTATTATTATTTATAAACAAAAAAACTGATAATCTTAGAGTGAGATACGATCCTAACTTATATCCATCAGAGATTACAGCTCCTCTTTATTTATAATCTTCATTATATTTTCTATAATCCATTAACATCTTTATTCTGGTATATGTTAAGTTTTGAGATGTGCTATCTAATATATTAAATTCGTGCTTTTTGATTTCTAATATCATATCATTATACTGTTTGTCATTATTATTACGTATGGATTTTTTGATTTTTTGTGTTTCCGAATGGCTTAAATTGCTATGTAAGTTAGGTCTCCATATAAAATTATAAAAGTTGTTAATATCATCTTCGTAAATCTTATCTCCTTGAAATGTAAATATCTTAAATCCATTTGATTTATTATTTAAATATTTAGAAGATTGTAGAACAAAGAAACGTTTTGTTGGATCAATAATTATGTTAGTACAATCTTTATATTCTATTATTTTTGATATTTTGTTCTCTATGTTTAGAAGTTCTATACCACTGTCAAATAGTAAATTACTTAATAAAATATACTTTCCATTCCATACTATTTGCTTGTATTCTTTTCCTACTTTACTGTATATTTCTCTATTATAATTAAATATCTTTAATGTATTATTAACTAATATAGCTATTTTATTGTCTGTATTCCATTCAAAACAAGTAACTTTCTCAGTTATATTAGTAGTATCTGTAACAATATTACTACCGATAGTAGTATTTATTATTTGAAATATATTGTTCTTACCACGATGTATGTAACAAGCTACATAATCATTAGTACTATGCCATTTAAATGATACAAATTCTGTAAAATGAACACTTTTTCTGTTTAGTTCTACTAACTCATCATTTGAAAAATCTACTATTACAATAATTATTCCGGATAGATATGATAATTTATTTGATGAATTTGATACAGAATAATTACTAGCATTTTTAATAATAAGATTTTTAGAACTTTCTAAACAAAAGATAGTTAAAGTATCTTCTTTTTTTGCTATTATAAATTTACTATCAAAGGAAAAATTGCCAATATATTCACCTCTTATTTTTCTGATTAACTTATTAGTCATTATTTCATAAACATATAATCCATTATTATTTCTTATCAATAACAGATTTTCGTCATTTGAAAATATAACAGAAATAACATTCTTGACATCAAAAGACGTATAGAATTTTAATTTTTCTATGTATAAATTAACGCATTCGTCACATATTGTATATAAATATATACCATTCTTACTAAAATCAGAAAAGTTAATATTATTTATAAAAATATCATCTTTTATTACAGGAATATTTTGACCTATAGTTTGATAATTATTAACATATAATTCAAGTTTATCATTCTGTAATACAATAAATTGAGATCTGGCATAGATATCCATATAGTCATATAAAGAATCTGGTAAATTTAGTTTATCTTCTATCTTAAGTTCTTCGTATGTATCTGATATTGATAATATATCTTTAAAATTATCTCCTATTATTACATCTAATGTATGATGTTTATCAATAGCCATTTTATTAATAAGAGAAGCTATTTTTTCATATTTTTCGTGTTTTATAAAGAAATAAGATTTAGACACTCTTAATAATATTTTTATATCATTAATCTTCGTCCTTTCTTTAATCTTTTTGTTAATTAAAGATTTTAATTTTTCTATTTTATCTTCCGTTGTTACTGGTATATTATCTACCAGTAAAACACCTTTGTATCTACTAATATCATCATTACCAATAATTTCTTTTATTCTTTTCTTTTTTTCCATATTAACTTTCCACTGAGATTTATGTATATTTAATTTATTTTTTATACAGTCTTCAAAATTATTCTTATATGTATTTAAATCTATTTTTTCTCTTTCTTTAATATTATTCATTTCTACACTTCTTGTAAGTTTTACTTCTAAGTTTAATGTATTCCATTCTTTTTCTTTTTTAAGTTCTTTTAATTCATTTTCTCTATCTAATATTTTTTGACTATACTTTAATATGTCTTCTTTAGTTTCTGCTTCTTTTAATTCTTCTTTATCTTTTGTATTAAATCTTACTTTAGTTGTTATAAGAGTTTTCAATTCGTCGTTCTTCTTTTCATTATCTTCCATACATTGCGCTTTTTTACGATTATCTTCGTTTATATTTAAATTATTTATTCTATCTTCTTCGGCTTTTTTCAATCTTTCTTGTTCTTCTTTTTTCTCCTTTTCAGTTATTATGTGTTTGAGTAATATTTTGTTATTTATTAGATTGTCTACTAATTCATTAATTACGTTTTGACAATCAATCTTATTAATATCATTATAATAAGGATCTATAAAATTATTATGATAGATTTTTTTATTAATATACCATTTATTAAGTAGTTGTACGCATTCTTCGTCATACATATTTAATTTATCTATACAATAGTTAATACCCTTAAAACTTTTAAATTTTATAGATCCTTTTAATATAATTTTAGCCAATATTGGCTATCAATAAATATACTCATATAAAACTTTTTTGTATAATTTATAGTTTTATTCAAAAAATAGTTAAAATAATATTTTTTGTTTTTATCGATACTAAAACATATAGCAATATTAACTATATGATAAAATATGTAATTATTATCTTGTGATATATCTAATATATTTTTATAACATTCATTTTGATATGCTATATATTTTTCTTTTAGATAATAATTAGAAATATTATCTATCTTATCTTTAGTAATTTTATATATTTCTTTTATCACTTCTATAAATTTATCACATTGATCTGTTCTATTAGTAACATTGTAATAGGATTCTATATCAATATTAACCAATCTAAATATTTCTATACTATGTTCAATTACGTAAATCATAATATTATGAAGTTCTATACTCCAAACTTTTAACGGGTAATGATATAATTCATGTAATAATCCACTTAGTATATTTTTATGATCAATATTATCATATTCTTTTAATAAAGCGACCCTCTCTAAAGCATTCTTTAAATATAGAATATTATCAGTAGAAGACATACTATATATAAAAAAATTTGTATATTTAAACAACAGATGATAATAGACCCGTTTTTCTTTTTTTTGTTTCTATGCTTGATGGAATATCTTCATTAATTAAATTTAAATATTCTTTCATACCATCAGTAAAATTATCATTATGTTTTCTATTAGCTTCTGAATTATATCTTTCTGGTAGAAATTTTATATCATTACCTTTATATTTGTGTACATATTTAATCCTTTTTATTAACCAAGGTCTAATTTCTTTTATAATTTTAAAATCGGGTTGTGTATCTGTCTGTAAATCGGAACAATCTATACCATCATACGATAACTGGAATGTAGGAAGTTTTACAGATCTATCTGCCTTTTTGCTTAACATTAATGATATTGCCATTCTTCTTCTATTACGTAACCATCTGAGATCAAATTTTTCTCTAAATATTTTAACCTTTTCAGAAATTGGTATCTTTTTTATTATGATAGCTTCTTTAGGTATAGCATATTTATCGAAGCATAATAGATTTTTTATTATACACGATATAAATGGAGTTTCTTTAATATGTGTTTTACTATCTGTATGATTACTATAATCATTTACTACATATCCTTCATGTAATAGTTTAGATTTTGTAGTACAACAGCCACGTCTGTAGTGTCTATTAGCGTGAGGATTAGCTCTATGATATAGCTTTTTTCTTTTAAGAGATACACGTTCAAATACACATTTACATTGTGGACATATGTATGATTTATCTTTTTCGCGTTTAAATTCATAAGGTCTTTTTAAATGAGTTTTATTAGTAATGACAAGAGTATCATGCAGTAAATTAATATCAGGATACCTTCTCCTTTTCATATAATATATTTATAATCTAATAGCCACGAATTCAATTTATTGTAATATATAGATACAATGGTTAAGCTAATTCTCTTTATTATATTAATATGTATAATATCAGTCGTTATATGGTCTAATGATGGTAGAAAA